ATTAGCGTTTGAATATGTTCTGAGGCCTGGAAATCTTACGACTTCTGGGCTCGTCATCATCTTGTTGGGTAGAGACGTTTCTACGACTCTGTTCTGTCTTTAACTGGCGTACTGTCTGTTCGACGGCTTGGTTCTTACCTTGTTTGACCAGGGTCTGACGGTACTCATCCGGATTAGAAAGCAACCAAAGGGCTTCTGCAATCAGCGGATAGTTAGGTTCTACAAACTGGTACTTCTCAAGTAAGTGTCCAAGCAGGTTGGTTGGGCGTCCACTAATTGAAGGATACTGGGGCTGAATCAATCCGGAGTACAGCTGGGCCTGAGTCTTTTTGTCCAACTTAAGACCATTGATCTCAGCAGGACGAAGAGCTTCAAACACGTTCTGCATGTAAGCTTGGGCGGCTTGCTCTTGCTGTTGTTTGCGGCTTTCTTGTTCTGCCAACTGAGCTTGGACGATCTCTTCCTGCATCTGGTCAAGCTTCGGCTTAAACTGCTTGGCTTTCTTCTCCAAAACACCCAGATCTTTCCACGTAGCCAGTTCTTCGTCAATTTCCTCATCGGTACCAAAACCGGTAGCACTGAGGTAAGAACGAACAATACCTTCCTGGTCATTTTCGTCGGTCGGATCTAAAGATCTAACCTGTTCTACCTGGGCGAGAGCCTGGAACAGACCTTTGAGATCTTGACCACCGTCCATTACGTACTTAGCTGCGTACTGCAGCTCATCAGGTAAAGACTCAAAGAACTCTTGTGGGGTCTTGGCAGCTACCTCTTGTTTGAGGTTATCCATGTTAGCTTGCCAGAGCTCCTCTATATCTTTTTCCGCGAGACTACCGAGGTAGTCATCGAGGGTTTGTTTGCTTTCATCGTAGTCATCAAAGGCAAACATCTCCTTTGACTCTATGCGTTTTTTCAAGAACTCTACAAGACCAGACTTTTCCGTCTTGGGTCGGCCGCCCTTAGACTTGGTGTTGTCGTCTTGTGAATCATCATCGTTAGTCAGATCATCAAAGATGTCTGTAGATGTTCCACGGGAAACTCCACCTTCTTTGTCTTTGTTATCTCCTCCAGAATCATCTTTGGATGAATCTGTGGTCTTATCATCAGCATCATTGACTTTGTCAACAAAGCTCATGTCCATACCACCTTTAGAGAAGATATTTGGTTTAGCGGGTTCTGAATCTGGTAGCACAATGCTATCAGCACCCGGGGCACCCAGCCAGCTGTCTATATCAAGATCTACTTGTTGTACACTGGTCTGTACATTGGTTTGATTGTCCATAAGTTGTATTGGTTTTTACTGCTTAGTTCTACAATAAAAATATACAACTTTAAACCCTTAAAATTTAGAGAACTTAGTGTAGAGCTACCTGAAGTATGGATAATAGAGCTATGACTTACTCACCGAAAAAGTTTATTTTTCTTTGAGTTTGCCTGATGCCTTCAGTTCAGACTTTGTCTTGTTTTCTCGGGCAATCTGAAGTTGTTTCTCAGCTATCTCTTTTTGAGTCTGCAGCTTCTCTCTTTCAATCTGCAGTTTCTGACCACCTTGTTCTTTCTTAGTCAGCTCAGACTCTCGTTTGAGATTCATCTGATCCTGGTAGCGTTGTTCGCTACGCATGCCTTCTATGAAATCCTGGTAGTCAGACTGCTGGTTCTTGTTAATATCAGCCATGGAACCATAACCAGCGGCCCGGATCTCAGCAACGGTGATGTCTTTTTGACGATCCAGCTCGGCTTGTTCAGCTTTGTACTCCAGATCCATTTGCTTCTGTTTCTCTTGGCTAGCAATCATCTCTTGCTGCAACTGCTGCTGCTGTTGAAGTTCAGCTTGTTTTTGAGCATTGGTTTTCTCTTCAGCATTTTTCAGCACGCCAGTAAGTTCGGCAATAGACTCAGACTTGATCACGTTACCAAGGTCATAGATAGAAGCACCGGTTGTGTTGTTGTTCAGAGCCAGTTGTTTAAGCTGCTCCATGACAGCGCGAGAGTTGGTCTTAGTCGTACAGAAGATATTCAGATCCCGAAGTAAGAGATCGGTACCGTTCATCTCAAAGTTGACCTTCTCATCTTTAGATGTGATGTATGAGAGACGTACGCTAGGCTTTTTAGAATGATAATACTGAGCCAGGTCTGTACGCATCTGGTGCACCCGAGGCATCAGGTTATCACTATGTTGAATAAAGTACTGTTCAGTTTGAGCGTATGAAGCGTTCATAGCTTGCTCAATGCCGGTAGCAGTCTGCTGTTGAGCAATCTGCTGACCCATACGCTGTGGATTGAGACCTATCACCTCAAACGCTTGATTTTTAAAATACGTAGCCAGGTTGATCCTGGAAAGCAGACGGTTAGTCTGTTCCAGATTGAGCACCTGGTAGTGCTGGAAGTTCAAGGCGTTCTCAGTGTTCGTGATCGAGGTATCCAGCGGCAACATCTGAAAGTTCTTCATAGCCACATAGGCTTTGGCCAGATTATTTTTACCCCAGTCTTCTCCCAGGGAGTGACGAGGTAAAGCGTTCTGGTCCAACATGATCACCGTACCGAGTTCATCTACCAAGATGTCCGCGATCTGGTTGTTCACGATGTTATAGCCGATTTGATAGGGCTTCATCAAATCTACCAGTGAAATACTGCGGGTGTTACGATCACCAAATACAGCACCTTCCACCGGTAGCTTACAGCCATAGAGGGTAGCATCACCTTTAAACTGGAATGGAATGCGTCCAGGTTTGCCACCGTTAAGTCCAAGATAGATCGGATTGATACCGCCGGGGTTATTCATACCCCAGAACGCAGGCCGGTTAGGACCAATCTTGATCCCGCCCCAGGTTTCGTTAATCCAAATCCACTCAATATGTTCGCCAAAGATCAGGTTGTCTTTGGTCTTTTGCTTGTATAATGCAGTATTGTAAAGAGGCTTATCTGAAATCTTGTAGCTTTCAGACACTATGTCTTGAATAATCTCACCTTCTTCTGTGATCTTGGTCAGATGACCCACTTTACGTTGACTTTTCCAATAGATGGTAGACACCCGTAAGAGATGTGTCTTACCAAAATCAATCGTGTCTTCAGAATCAGAAAGGATCCACTCGACGATGTCCCCGGTACCAAACTTGGTATCGTAGACAGAGGTAAACTGACGATAAGCCAGCGACGGCATCTGGGTGTTCCACTCATGAGAGCGGGTGGGATCATAGTAAGTACCGTCGTTTTGGTAGCCCTGTATAGCATACCCGGCTGAACGGACAGGGTAGATGGCTTCCAGAGCTTCTAACTGTTCCTGGTTCATCATCCAGCCAAACTTGTCGATCACGTCAGAGACTGACATGAGATCCATCTTACCTACCCAGTTACCCTGGGAGATATACCGAACATCAGGACTCTTATGGTAAAAGGTGAGTAGTGGATTCCAGAGCTCTACTTCGTAGTCATCCTCGTTCATCTTGAAGTGCCAAAACTCTCGATCCGTGATCAGCATGTCTCTGAATCCGCGCTCTTCGAGCTCTTGCATCTTGAAGCGTTCTTCATCCACGCTCATCTGGTGGGTCGCCCACTCTTCCATCATAGACCGGTAGTCTTTACGGAAGAAAGCTTCTATCTCGGGCAGCTTCTGCAGGTTCTCCGGGGCCGTAGCTTTTTGCATCTCCTCAGAGTCAAGCTCTATACCCATACCCATCATCTCGATCATGACCCGACGCTCAGCGTCTTCCAGTAGTACTTTTTCTACCATGGATCGTTTTTCCTCCATCATCTCGTTATAAGAGATGTCGTCCACGGCTTTGAACATGATTCGGGAAGAACGCTTGGAAAACTCGTTACAGAGGACATTGATTACGTTAGGAACAATCGGATAGAACTTCAGCTCCAGGGCAGACTGATCTTCTTTGGTCAGGGTATCAATCAGATCCGCCATCTCGTTGTCTTCTTCTACGATATAGTCGGCCTTGTCAATAATACCTTTGGCTAACTTGTAGTTCTTCATCAGACGACGTGCGTTACGTCGGAGCTGTTTCATCCCTTGAAATTCTAACCAGTCGATACAATGAGCTCTCCACTCATCGTCTTTTTCTTTCTCAGGCAGAAACTGAACTGGTTGGGTAAGAGTACCCATTTTTTTATATTCAACTTTGGCGCCTTTTTTAAGGTCCAATGCATTATAGATTCTCATTACAACAGTAGTTTAAAGTCAGTATTGTTTCGCCTTGTTCCGTTTAATTTTCTAGATAAGTTTCTAGGATCAAGACCTTGAGACTGTGCAGCTAATTTGATTGTCACAAAAATTTCTCCGGTGACTTTATTGATCACCTTTCTTGCCAACTTGGTTTCTCCAGATTTGATTCTATCTAGAAATTCTAAACGTTTGATAGTTACGGTCTTAGCTTTACCTATTGTGTTGGCGCGAATCTTTTCTTTTATTTCATCGGAACATTTCTTTCGACCGGCTGCCGAAATTTTTCTTCTGGCTTCGAGCGTGTGGGTTTTACCGTACATTCCATGTTTCGGTCCAGAAACAGATTGACTTATCTTTTTACGAGTATCAAGACTAGGAACTCTACCATAAGCACCTTCTCCGCCATCAGTATAATTACAAAGTGGACCCTCCCCCTTGTCGTGCCGACCATAGAGCTTTATGAACTCTTTTTCTTTTTCACACGCTTCTTCCCAAGTAAGATTGTCTAAAACTATCTCTACATCATAGGGAGCAGAAGATGCAACGAACTTCCAATGCTTAGTTCTTTGCTTAGCACTATACGCTCTTTTATATTTTGCATCAGAACCGATGCCTATATAAAAAGGCTCGTTCTTATCAAGTCTAATATGTCGGTACAAATAAGCCAATGGTACTTACGTATTTAGGTCAGCAGCTGAATTGATAGTAAAAATACTATCATTTGTAGTACTAATAGTACTGCTGAGGCCGCTGGGGGGTACATAAAACCGATAACTATCGTTGTCTGCTGTGGGAGTAGAAAAAGACATCGGCATGATAATACTTTGATAAGGTGGTATAAACTCCTTTACGATATCCGTAGTAGCAGTTTCTATTTTCGGAGGATCCAGTTTAGCTAGATCATCTGTCTTCAGTAAAAGCAAAGCTTCTTCAAACGTGACGGCGTTCTCTTTTACCAACCGGGAGAGAAGCGTGACTTTCTGTTGGTACAGGGTACTGTTTTCCATTATCTTATGTTTTTAAAGGGGGATCTGGGAGGTGCGGAACCTAAAGAACTCCCTTTAGAAGACCCCATGTGTCTGAAAGGTCTCCAATTTAATTTACTAAATTTCTGGGAGTTATCCAACTTTTCCTGACTAACTTCTACACGTTTAGCCAAACCTCTATTAGATTGCTGCACTTTAGCAAAGGCTACCAGGGCACAAAAAGCTACTAACCGGTCTACGTTGAGACCGTCCCGATAAGCTTGCATCTCTTTGAGCAGCATCGGATCCGGAATCCGTTCTACCCCGTAGATGGTCTTGACGATCTCACCGTCCGCTTTAGTCTCGTGATCCAGCTCTTCTTTCAGAAACTCTATCCCGTAGGACAAGATGGTGCCCTTAAAGAGGGTGCCGACGTTCTTCCACCCGTACTCCTGGAACACGTTCCGATTGGCCCCAATGTCTTTGAGAAACAGAATCATGTCCTTGGGCACCAGATAACGCTGCTTCTTGCGGCTGATCATGTACTGGATGAACAGGGCTACGTTGTTTTCCACCACGGTCCAGGCGTTGTACCACTCAATGAGTAGCTCCAGACGCTCGTGGGTCTTGTTCAGATCGTCAAAACGACCACACCAGGACGCGACAATTCGATCTCGTTCGATCGTATTGCTGACTTTACCGTTGCCTTCATCTTTGATGACTTCTACCGGGTTCTTGTAGATGTATATAGAACACAAGGATTCCGAAGTGGTGGTCTTACCCTCTCCTACTGGATCCACAGAAGCATAGTACATACCAAACGTCGGATCTTTCACCGGCCGTTCGTACACACAGATCACGCCTTCTTTGTCTTCCGTCTTTTTTGAGATCGGAAACTCCATGATGGGAGTTTTTCGAGAGGGTTTGTCTATGATCTTTCCTTCTGCGTTACGGCTAAGTTCTAAGTACTCGACAGAGTATTCTTTGTCGGATATACGCTGCAGTTGTTTACTGATCAGATGCGGAGGAAACACAGATACTTTACGGGTAGCAAAAGCTTCTTCGATGTTTCTGGGATGCTGGGATACTTCCAACTGATAAGCTTCCGGAGCAAGATCTCGTTTGGCTTTTTCAAACTGTTCGTCCAGAGCTTTGAGAGCCTCTTCTACCAGGGAGTTTCCGTACTGGTCAATATAGGGAGGCATGCTCCACTGTTCCGGAATAAATAAACCGGTTATGCCAATCGTACCATCGCTGTCTAGAAGATTACTTTCTACACCATAGAATCCGTTCTCTTCCGGATGCATGACGTACTCTTTCATCGGCTCACACTGGTCCAGGTCACCCACGGATCCTGCGGCTATAAACTGACCAGTGATAATAAAACCGCTCTT